TTACCCAGCGTTTCCACAGCAGGCGCAGCAGCCGCTAATGTTCTCGGCATCGCAATGAAAAGCGGCGCTGCAGGCGAATACATACCCGTCGGTGTGGTCGGCATTTTCAAAGTCACTGATTCAGGTGCGGGTGTAACGGGTGGCGTAGCTATAGTAAGTGGAGCCAGCGGCACAATCGCAACAGTTGGCGCCAACACTTTCGAGAAGAAGTGCGGCAGAGCGCTTCAGACTTTTGGTGCAGGTGACACAGGATTAGCCTACATCAACTGCATGTAAGGTGACTGAACATGGAGATTCCTAAATTCAATTTGAAAGAGGCTATCCTAAGGGACCCTGAACTTGGCGAAGGCTATTGGACTGAAACTGTTGTAAAAGCGCAGAGAAACCCCGTATTCACCAAGCTACTCAGAGAAGGGTTGTACAGCGACGTTGCCGGAGCGTTGGGCGCTGTTCAGGACGCCGTTTGGGCAGCCGCATGGCCTAACATGATTAGCCGTGAAATAATCAAAGTGATTCCAACAAAGAATGCGCTTGAACGATTCCCTAAGGAGCTGGGTGCAATTGCTTTTGAAGGCGAAGGCCCTGCGTTTGACACGGGTGCACGAGCCGAAACAACAGACATAAAGGCAAATATAGAGCCTAAAGCAAAGAAAGAGTGGACAGATTCATACGTGGAAGACGCTTCCTGGGACGTTTTGAGGTTCCAAGTGGAATCCATTGGAAAAGCCTTAGCCAAATATGAAACACAAAAAGTCATTGCCGCATACAAGGCGAATGAAGGCTCAGATGCGGGCACCGTGGATGTTGCGGCAGCCGCTGTCACATGGGCAAACATCTGCGATGTCATAGGGCTTGTTGAAGCACAAGATTTTCACCCTAACGTGTTTGTTTTGCATCCGAAACTGTTCCAAGACCTAATGAAACTTGACCAATTTGTCAGCAGCCTATACAAGGACAGAGAAAGCATGAGAAACGGTGTGGTTTATCACACAACATTGGACATAAACTTTGTTAACTCAAGCCTTGTAACATTCACTTCCGCTGGCGCAAACGCGACATACGGTTACTGCATTGACACAAACGCTGTGGGCGCAATGATTCTCCGCAGAGACGTGAACACCAAGCCATACGAAGACCCAGGCAGACAAATGTATGGTGTTTCAGGCAATTTACGCTTCGGCGTTGGCATTCTCCGAGCTAAAGCAGTTGCACGGTTAAGAGGCACAAGAACGTAAACCCCTTGATAAGCTGTTGAAATTACAGCGAAACAGAATCCATTTTTTTCTGTCGGGGTATAAAATGGGCTATTTAAATGAGTTTGATTTAGAAGGTTTACCCGATACTTATCCAAGGATTCTTAGTGGAAAACTTCAACAAATGGTTGACCACGCATTTGAGAAACCATGCAGTTTCTTAGTGTTCTGGCGAAGCGTAGATGGAACAGTTTATTACTATGCAGTCTATGGAACTGGCTCTAATCAAGCTGGAAAAATACTTTCAGCAGCTACTTCAACTGATGCTTTAGTAACCTTTCAAGCACTTGAATCGGTAGCCTCGGAGAACAGTAAAATTAATGTGAAGCATGGAGACTACATTTTCAGTGCTACATGGAGTCCAACAAAGAAACTAAGAATTCACGGTGAAGGTGAAGGAACAAGATTGCTAAACAATGGAACTTACGATGCTATTGACATAACATACAATGCGGAAGTGAGAACGTGGGTTACAAAGAAGAAATCGAAGTTTGGGAAGACAATTAAATTGGGGTGAAAAACTTGAGCGTACGTTGGGGTGCATCAGAAGAAGCTTACAAGGCGATTTGGGAGAAATTAGATGCATTAACGAAGGCTTTGGATAGTTTGGCGCAGGATGCTCTTCGGGTAAAAACTGTCTAATCATAGGCAGTTGCCCATAGTTCGTGAGCGACCTGCTGCCAGCAGTGCCTGGGCTTTTCTTAGGTAGTGATGAGAAGCCTTGGGATGGAAGCAAACTAAAGTTTCCAACGGGCAATCCTGACTTAGACGCTTGGTATCTAATGTTGACAGGTGGAGTTTTAACTGGAGATTTGAGAATTGATGCACGGTTATTCTTTAACGCTTCTCCAACGACCACTTATAGAATGCTGGTTCAAGAAGCTTTTGAAAGTTTACTTCCAAACGTTCCTTCTTATTATTTCCTTGGTATAAGTCCGAACGCAAGCTACATAGTAAGAAACATGACCACGCTTGCTTTTCTGTGTTCTTCAGGAATGGTAGATATGGGCGAGTTCAATATCACTAATTACCAAGGTTTGATTTTCCAACCTATGGTTAAAGCTAACTTTGGAGACCGAACCATCACAGAAGCCAACTCTATTTTTGTCTCTGGTGCATTTTGGGCTGCGACAGGCTCATTAGCCATTACACGAAGAAATCTGCTTAAAATAACTGCTTCTGGCAATTGGATAGGAACGGCTACAGTAGCGACTCAACGTGGAATTTGGATTACAGCTTTGGCAGCAACCGCCAATGCTCTCAATATTGGCATAGATATTGACAACATCACCAGTGGACTCACAAGGATACTATTACGTGCAAAAGGATTGAGTGGCGACAATGTGAGAGTTGAAGCTGGAGACCCAGCAGACTTAGCATCACCTACAAAAGCTGAGAGCCAATTTCTTGTGAGTTTCAACGAAAATGGAACGGTATCTGTTAGAAGGATTAAATGGAAGCAACAAGACCAGTTAGTTGCCACAGATAAAGTGTTGATTGCAGAATGACCACAAAAGTCGGTTCCGCTCAAGGCACATGCCCCATCTGTGGCAGGCTTATACTTCGTAAACGTCCCGCCGACTACGCTGTCTGCGACTGCTACCGTTTTTGCCCACTCTGCGACCCACCTTACACCGTGCCAATGACACCATATACACCAGACCTTACACCCACAACCTATGAATCAGAAAAAGGCATCGATGTCCTCTACTATTGTCCGAATCACTCTCCACCGTATTATAGTAAGGTCAAGCCAGTAGAGGTAAAATTAACATGAGCACTACTGCAACAACCACAACCCACAAAAACCAGTCGAAGTGAGGTTACGATGAAAGACCAGCAAAGAGATTCTCTTCGCAAAACCATTCTTGATATCGTGGCTAAAGGACATATTCACTATACGGATATTGAGAAAAAAGCTATTGCTACGTGTATGCCTTTTGTCACCGCAAACACATTCAAAACACAATTTTATGATTACCTACTTGCGAATGGATACATTAAGCGTGTAACCCGAGGCGTTTACACAATCTCAGAAAGGGGTCAAAAACTCTTAGAGATTTTGCCTTAGTTATTCCACCTAAGTAATTCCGCCTTAGTTCTTTTTTCTTAGTTCTTTTCGCCAAAATAGGTTAAATACAAGCTTCTTCCTGAGTTTCTATCACTATCCGTGGGATTTGCATTTGGCGTATGGTACTTTAGCAGGTGCGAAGGAAGAGTTACAAATAACTGAGAGTACATGGGATACTGAAATAACAAATCTAATTCCATTTGCTGACGCCTATGTCGATAATCTATTGAAATGTGCGGGGTTCTCTGTTCCGTTAAATCCAACTCCGAAAAGTGTTGAGAAAGCAAGTAACCTTTTCATCGCTTGGTTGGTTCGTCTTCGGAGAGATCCAGCGGGCTCCAAAGCCTTCTTTGATGAGGCAAATTTGTTTTTACAAAAATACGTCGACGCCGAGAAAAACCAACCTTACTTAGGTCGTGTGTGAAATGGCTAAACCTGTTGTGCGTGTTGATGACACGAAGTTGCAATCTTGGCTACGGCAAGAGCCTGAGCGTGAAGCTGAATCATTACGACTATTCCAAGAAGAGGGTTCACTTTTTGTCATGGCTGAGATGCGGCAGCAAGTTCCAATCCGCACAGGTTTCCTCCGTGAAAGCATTACTACGACTATCACGCCCTATGGCTTCACTGTTTATCCTTCAGCCTCATATGCTGCAGCCGTTGAGAAAGGTGTGGGTCCACGAACAATTTTTCCAGTGACAGCTAAAGTTTTACGGTTTGAAACCGAGGCTGGAGCAGTCATTTTTACGAAGTATGTTAAGCATCCAGGCTTTCTTGGACGCTTTTTTGTAAAAAGGACAGCTGAAGCGGTTAGAGAACGCCTTGCGGAATTAATGAGGCAAATTTTTGGGAGGGTTTATCGTGGCTAATCCGAAAGCCATTCGCAATCAACTCATTACCATCCTCACAAACGCCGATCCAAAAAATGAGGCTGGCAAATCAATTGTTAAATGGTTTAAAGCTGAACCTCCTCATAGTTGTTGGCCTGGTTTTCCTTGGGGTTTTGTGGAAACTATTTTAGGACCGCAGGATCCGCCTGTAGGCGCTAAGGCTCAAATTTTTGATAGATTTTACGTTGTTGTGGTTGACAAACATATTGACGCTGAAAAAGCTGAAGATAGTATATTGGAATTTTGTGATTCAGTTGAAGCAGCTCTTGATGACGACTCAAGCATAGGTGGGTTAGTTGCTGCTTCTTGGGTTAGTAACCGTGAGAAACAAAAAAACTTCATTGAAGGCGACTACAGTATGTGCGCCATCCGACTTACTCTCAGTACAAGAAGGAGAGAGTAAGAGGTGAAAAAATGACTGTTAAAAGATATGTTAGCATGGGAAAAGAAGTGACGTATGGCTCAGCAATATTAGCAACAGCATATGCGGAGGCAATAGGCTCAATTAAACCAGATCAAGGATGGATAATTCCTTCGCCAATTGCCAGTAGAGAATTTAGAAAGAGAAATCTCGGACCTTGGAGAAGTAGAGGAACGATAGGCGATTTTCCCATTGAACCTGAAAATATAATAGGTGACTTGCTTCTTGGCGCTTTTGGTGCAGTAACGACCACAAATCCCACATCCGGTGTCTACAATCATACTTTTTCTCCTGCAGATTCATTACCATCGTACACGGTGCGTTTTGCCGTTGAACAAACGGAGCGTGTTTTGAGAGGGGGACTAATTGAAGCTTTAACAATTAAATTTCCACATAATGATAATGTTAAAGCGACCGCTGAAATCCTCAGTGGTTTTGTTGAAACAAAAACAGCATTGTCATCGCCTACTTTTTCGCCTCTTCAAGCGTTAAATATGCTTGGATACTCGGGGGTACTTACAATCGGTGGCGTAGACAAAAAAAATCTTGTTTATGACCTTGAAATCAACCTTAAAAATAATATACCGTTTGAACGAGGCGATCTTTCAGGTAGAACATTCGCAACGAAACGTTATGGACAAAGGACAGTGACAGGCAAATTAAGTGCATATTTTGATGATACAACGGAGTATGATAGATTCATTAACGGCACTGATTTTACTTTGGTTATTCGAGCTTCTGGACCATTAATCACTGCTGGCTATAACTATTTCTTGGAGTTGGAACTAAGAAAATGTATCTATCTTAAAGATACCGTTCCAGACGTCAAACCAATTAATGAACCGCTTGTAATTGATGCTCCTTTCCAAGCTTTCTACGATACTACTGGTGGTTTCAACGCTGAAGCGAAAGCGGTCCTTGAAAACACTATCGCAGCTTATTAGGAGGCAGAATAGCTTGAAAAAGAAAATCGACAATGTTGAATATGAGATAATTCCTATACCGCCACATCTTTCACCTTACAACAGTCGTATCAGCGAGTTATTGCAGAAGAAAGCTGCCAGTTTTCAGGATGCTGAGGAAATAAGTAAAGAAATCAATCAACACATGGAAAAATTGCTTTCAGAAACTGTTACACCTAAACCACGTAAAGAACATCAAACAGAAATTTACAATGCCATTATTGATTTAACTAACGCTGTGCTTGAAAAAGCACAGTTTTTTCGCAAGAATCAAAGACCCAGCCCTTCAAAAAGCAACGCAACTCAGCCTCATCCTGCACAAACGTCCAAGTGATATACTTCGTTTGAAGGGGACAGAAACATGGCTTCTCGAAATAGACTATCAACTTGTCATGGATGCAATGAAACAATTATCGACAGGAGAAGAAGAAACACCTGAGGAAAAAACTGAGAAAATAAAGCAATGGGTAAAGGAGAAAAAGCATGGCAGCGCCTGAAGTAACATTGTATGCTCAACTTGAAGGTATAGATCAAGTTACTGCTGGTTTCAATCAAATCGGAGAAGCAGCAGGTTCTATGAGTTCGAAAGTCAGCGCATCCAACAATCAAATGGAAGTTAGCAATCGCCGTCTTGCTTTGACCACGGCAGGTTTGATAGCTAATACGGTGCAACTTGGTGACATCATGCAGCGTATGGCTACGGGACAAATGGATGTTGGCAGAGGGGCATTAATGCTTGCCATGAATTTTCTTCAGTTAGCTTCTCAAATTTGGGTTGTTGTTGGAGCTGAACATGCTCGTGCTATTGCCCATGGGATAGCTAATGCTTTAGCGGGTCCTGCAGGGTGGGCGATCTTAGCTGGAGCCGCAGCTGCTGCCATTGGAGTCACAGCTTTAGCAGCCTCAATTCCTTCTCGACAGATGGGTGGACCAATTTTTCAAACGGGACCCTATTTGCTGCATGCAGGTGAATATGTTTCGCCACGCGGCGCCTCACCTATAACCATTAACATTTACGGTGGTTCACCACGGGAAACCAGTGATGCTGTTGTTGATGCTTTAAGACGTAGCGGAGTCGTCAGTTGACCATGACCCTAAATTTAAATAAATTAAAACGGCGTGCTGGTGTGGTTACGTGAGTGAAATTGCACCGGCAAAATGCCGTGTGGAAATTTTTCCGAAACCATACTTTTTCGATGACCATTTTCAAGCCGGTTGGTCTATCTCGCAGGGTGTTCTTTATACTGATGGTGACCTTGGTCAATTAACTATTGGACCTACTTTCTCCAGTGCCTCCATGACGCGAACCGTGAATTTTCACACTAACACTTATCGTTATCTTGTTATAAGAGCAACAGCGTTAACAGGCACAAGTTGGGTTGTGCGGATAAGACGTGCTGATACGAGTGAATGGATAACAGTTGCAACTTATGTGGCTCCTGGTCTTGCAGAGATTGATTTACAAGCTTTTTATTATGGAGCGATAGACCGTGTTCAAATCGCAGTGTACGGTTCTAACCCGCAATATGTTGATTTGGATTATGTTAGTAGCAATTCAGCACCTTTAGTCACGCCTGTTGCAGCTGGTGATGTAGTTGAAGACTTAACTATAACACGTCCACTGCTTTCTCAAGGTATAAGCGGAGCCAAATTAACCATACCTAATTTTGAAGGAGCTTTCAATGGAGCCATAAACAAACATGACGTCATCATTATTTGGCTGGCAAGAAACAACGCCAACTTGGGTGATCCAGTTTTCAAAGTATTCGGTGGAAGAGTAGCTGCTCTCAGTAATGAGGGGAGAGGTCAAGGCGCATTTTTCATTAAGTTAGATTGCCATGGACACGCTTATGAATTAATCAATCCACCAGCTCTCCTACAGAAACTCTACTTTACCATAAACGGTCGCACAATCATTGAAGATGCCTTAGCACTTTGCAATTATGTAACCAGGCATCCTAATAATTCCATGTGGTTTGACGCTGGAGGCGCAAGCGGATCCACAGATGACAGAATCAACAGCACACACGATGTTGAATATGACGAAGTTGTGCCAAAAACAGTCATAGACGAAATCTGTGACAAAGCCAGCAATCCAGCAGGCGTAAAAGGCTTCGACATAGTGGAAATGCCAAGCGGCGTACTCATAGGACACCTCCGCAACAGCTTAGACTTTACCAGCCCAATCAGCAGCATCACACCAGAAACCTATTCCAAATCAGAAGATACCTATAGAGTAAAAAACAAAAACAAAGTATATGGAAAAGCAGGAAAAATCGGGGTGCCAGGCGATGAAGGGAGAAAAGAACCTTTCAATGGCGACGAATGGACACTTGATGATGTTAACAATTGGACTGTAGATCTCGGCTCCATAGCTGAAGACACAATGGCTAAAAAAGTAGGTAGTAATAGCCTTAGAATTTACACTGCTGATTATAGTGGCGTTCAGAAAGCTTTGGTGAGACGTAATATTGAAAACGTCGTTTTGGCTTTTGGAAAGGGAGCCTATCAAACCATTAATTTCTGGATAATGGCATTGAACCAAAATGCCACTCATAAATTACGCCTCTATGCACCTGATTCAAGCAATTATTTCGAAACCGATATACAGAAAGATCCATATGATTGGAAATTTAATCAATTTCAACTTGGCAAAAACCAAGAGTATGATTCAGAGAAAAATCCCAACGGGATATGGACAAAAATAGGCTCGCCGAAATGGGGTGACTTAAGATATGTGGCGTTCTATATAGAATGGTCAGTTGCTTATTCCCCCAACCTTGACGGGCTGTATTTTGGGCATGGGCGTTGGCGAGGTTCTGCTGAAAATGCTACAAGTCAAAGCCAATATGGAACGCGTTGTTTAGAACCTGAGGTTGATGAGGCTCTTGGAAGCGATACTGAGTGTACAGCAAGGGCATTATCTTTAGTAGCATTCTTTAAAGACCCTGTTGTTTCACTTGAGAATGTTTTGGTTGATGGAGACCGCTATACGCCCGGCGATAGACAACGGGTTATCGTCAGCAACGACAATTACGATGCTGATCCTCGCATCATTGAAGTTCAACACAAAATAAGAGGCGTGACTTGGGACGCAATTTTAAAACTTAGTAATGAACCAGTCTACATTGACTACGTTTTCCATGATTTAATTACCAGTTTAAAACGTAGTTTGAGGAGAGGTTAATGATTAATCAAATTCTTCTCCATAGTAACTTAATATCCAACACCAAAAAGTTATGCCTACGGCAACTGAAAGTAATCCAACAACTGCGTTATTATGAGTATAAATCGAACCACCCATCACAAAAAAGAGAAATCCAAGAAAATAAAGTGTTACAATCGTTAAAGCATACACTTCTTTTTTCCTCATTACTTTCATTGTGGTCTCTCCCTATAAAACTGTTCTATTCTTTGACTTCGAATCCTTTTTCCTTTAAGAGTCCCACTATTTCTTGGTGTTCACTGAATTTTCGATTTAACACCTCTAACGCCT